CGCTCAATCTTGTATTTTTTAGCCCGAGTCTTAGCCCGAGTTTTTTTGCTCATTTCACCGCGACGCTTACCTTTTTCGGTGGCTTCCACGGTGCCTTTTTTGAGATCGCCTGCTTTTTGAAGAGTGCTTGTGGCGATTGCGTAGGCTGCACCCTTCTTCATATCAGGGTTTTCCTTCATAATTGACTTAACCGCGTCTTCAAGAATCGCAGGCATTTGTTTATACGTCTGGGAGTATATTTATATTGTACAGGTTTTTTTCTTATGGCTTTCTTACTCAACAACTGGGAGGCAATCGTCGGGATTGCTGGTGCAGCTCACCTGCTTGCTTTGGCTATTGTCAACCTCACCCCAACACCTAAAGACGACGAGCTTTACGGCAAATTTTATAAAGTTATCGAAAAAATCGCAGGTGTGGTGACTAAGGTCGCCAAGCAATGATCGAAATGGTGCTTGTGGGTCTTCTTGCTGGAGACCCTTACGATTGGCAGATGTCTTGCTTTCAAACACTCGAGGCTATCGAGACAGTGATGATGGACGAGTTTTTTGCTCGTCCTGAAAATCGCAGGGCAAGAAGGAGACTCATAGAAAAACTCAGGCGACACGGACCTAGTGGGTGCGAGCCTCTTGAGGTGTAAGTAGGCTTGATGGACAAAATCAAGCCTTTTTTTTGTGGAAAATTTTATTAGATCTTACCAAGCCGGAGATACGGGTTTTTGTGACGAGATAGTCGAGTGGTACAAGGCAAACAAAAAAACTATGGGTAAACCAGGTCTTACTGCAGACGCAGACGGCAATGTAGGCATATGTAAAGAAGCTAAAGACTCAGTCGATATACAGCTGTCTATCGAGAAAGCGTATACATATGGTTGTTTAACAAAAGGTCTAGAGCATTTATGGAATTCAGTGATTAACTATGTAACTGTACAGTTTCCTGTGCTTGCAGATTCTAATTTTCATATGCCCGAAAACCTAGCAGTACAAGGATATGAACCTGGAGGAGGTTTTCACATGGAGCATTGCGAGAGATTATGCAACCTGACTCAAAGCAGAATGTTGGTGTGGATGCTTTATTTAAATACTGTTGAAGATGAAGGTGGGACAAGATTCGTTCATTACGATCATGTTGAGAAAGCTGAAAAAGGCAAACTTTTGATTTGGCCTCCGGATTTCACCCATATTCACCACGGTGTGGCATCGCCCTCCGAAGAAAAATTCATTATGACTGGTTGGTATAACTGGAACAATTAGGCCGCTTCTGGCAACAAAAGAGTTCCTTTTTCCATCCAGTTGATAAATACAGGAGAGGGAGGCTCAGGATCAGGCTGGTTAATCCAGCTCAAAATCCTGTCCTCCCTTTCTGGTGTCCAAAAAATTTGGCCTCGATACCACTCAAACCACGGCAGATCTGACTTCTCCAGATTGCACGCCCCACAAGCTCCGATTAGGTTTCGTCGGTCTTGACTACCTCCTCTTGCCCTCGGAACTACATGATCAAGGGTGGTCGGGTGTTTCCGACCGCAATACGCACACTCGGGCCACTCGTCAAGAATACTTCGTCGGAACCGTTTTCTAGCAGACCTTTTCTGTAAACATTGGAGGTTGAATACTAGATCCAGTTCCGAATCGACCATACAAATGGTACGACTTGTTTACAGTTTACTCTTCATAATGCAGGTTGAATGCAACAATTAATCTTTTTTTATCTGAAAAACTAGGAAGTTGCTCGTGTATTAAATAGGAAGGGAAAATTAGAGCATTACCTTCCTCTACCCAAGGCTCTTCGTCAATATGAGTTCCGTCAAATGGATGTAGTTGAGGTGAAATTAGACGTGTACCTTTGTGAATTTCAGGATCATAGTTAACATACAAAACACCTGAGAGACCAAGAGGGCCATGAGTATGAGCCGGATGATACACAGGTCCTGAAGTTTCTTGGAACCACAGGTCTTTAATTTTTAGACGTCGGTAATCCTTATCAAAACCTCTTGCCGTCCACATTACGGCATTGGTAATAGCTTTATATACTATTTCTTTGTACTCAGGTGTAATCTTATTTTTTACGTTGTAGTGATAATCGGTGATAATCCCGTCTTTGTCTTGGGCATCGTCAGGGTGCTCACTTTTAAATTTTTCGACGGACTTTTCGATTTGAGTTTTGAGATTAGCCCACTCAGGGTCAGCAGTGCAATTGACGTGAGGAACAAATAAGTCCATTTTAAAATCCCCAAGCTACGTAGGAGTCTCTACAACCTTTTTTGACGGTTGTAACTTCATGGTTATACATGAAAGTGGAAGGAAAAACAACCACTGTATGATCTTCCGTCAAAAATTGTTTTTCTTCACCGAGTGGAGTCCTAATAAAAAAATCTCCTCCTTCTTCTGCATTTTTGTGTAGGCCCACGACGCTTAAAACAGGTACACCTTTGTGATCGCCATCAAAAATAGAGTGAATCGCATCCCAGTGAGCACGCATACATTCTCCTTCTGAATATCTATTTAAACGCACTCGGGTAAACGAAGATATCAAAGAACACTCCTTGTTATATTCAGTAGTCATATCATTTATATAAGACTGAATCGCATGCTCAGCCAAACCTTTCGAAAGGTCTGATTCAAAAACATCTTGAACAAGTGGGTCTGTATTTTCGTCGGAGTGAGAAGAATTACCTTCTTGAGGGTTATAACTAAACCAAGCGTGTCGCTCCCAGCTTGTGCTCTCAAGGCAGTTATAATGTTGATCTAATCGCTCTGATAAGCTTACAGGTGTTTTATATGTTCTGACGTAATCTAAAAGACTCATCACAGCTTAGAATTATGGCACTATAATAGCTCAGCTAAAAGCTCAAAATGAGTTTTACACGTCTTCCTATATTACCTACAGAACTCTACGAATTTGAGTACCCAGAACACCTTGTCGAAGACGCCCTTAATATTATTGTCACGCATAAAATTACAGATGGATATAACAGGTGGAAAGGTAAACCAGAGTATGGGGAGTCTTCACCAGGAGGAAAATCACTGCATAACAACCCTTATTTCGAACATCACACTAAATTTATCGAAGAGTGTCTAGAGGAAGTTACAAGAGACTTAGAGTACAACAACAATATAAATTTGAAAATAAGTCTTTTTTGGGCAAACCGAAGCCGCCAAGGGCAGTGGCACCACGCTCATAGACATCCTTGGTCTCTTTTGAGCGGAATTATTTACCTACAAGGTAACTCTGGAAGAACTTGGTTTAGTCGAAAAAATCCATACGATCTTTCTGAACAATTTCCCACTTACTACGAATCAGAAAGAGAAAATATTATTCATAAACACACCCCAACACCAGGAAAAATGATTATTTTTCCGTCTGATTTAGTTCACTCTGTCGACAACAATATGGAAGATCAAGATCGAATCACACTTAGTTTTAATACCTTCCCAACTAAAACTGTTGGAGAAAAATCTAATTTAAGTGGATTCGATCTAGAAATACATTAAGCGTCACAAACATAGTAGTAACAGACGACGTGATCGACGTCAAAAACTTCATCTTCGTCAGTTGAAACTTCCATGTAACGACCATCCGTTCCCTGAGCGAAACGGACAACGGCGTTGTTTTGACTGAAGTTTTGCTGCTGACGCAGTCCTGCCGGTTCGCCTCCTCCGCCTTGCTGTTGTCGGGGACCTGCTACGTTTTGCGCACCAGATACGTGGAAGTGAGCAGTAATCTGTGCCGCTTGGAATGATCCCACCGCGTTGCCAACGGGTAGAGAGCCTGACAACGCAGTTCTACTTGTCTTTTCCGGGTCGTTGTCGCTATTGAAGGCGTAGCCACGAAGATACATGCCGTCAGTATCAGGCATGTGCATCGGTTCAGTATCGTTGCCCCCTCCGTATGATCCACTAGGCCAGACTGCCGAAAGCACTTCGTGATCAGACCTTGATACGGACTGTCCATTCAACTTGATATAGTTGATTGAACCATCAGAGAACAAAGCTCCCTGCTCTGCCAGCATCAAAATAACTTGTCCAGTAGCCATGGCTCTCCTTAGGAATTAGAAGCAACGATTGCCCATATGACACTTATATTATCAGCTCTGTTTTCTCCGTTAGCAGGTCCCTGACTAACTCCTGATTGAGGAGTTGAAGCTTGATTAGTTCGAGACTGGTTACCTGCACCACCTTGTTGACTGTTCCAGTTACCACCTTCAAAAAGATGATAATGAGCAGTGAAATGATCAGGCAAGAAACCCGAGCCACCGATCACACCTGATGGTTGGAATCCATCAGAGTATTGTTGACGAGACCCTGAAACAAAAAGACCCCTAAGGTCTGGAACACCAAATGTAGTAGACCCGTCTCCAGTTCCAAAATGTGTTCCAAAAAGACTGAAAAGATCTGCATACGTTGAACGGCTGAGATTTTGACCGCTCGCGACAACGAATTTGTCTGTAGCAAAGCCAATTAGATCTCCTTCCTCACCAGGCCATAAGAAAGGAATAGCCATACCGGCATGCATAGTGCCGCCGCCGACATTGATCATGGGAACGAATTCCCTTTTCTTCATTTCATTTTGAATATCGCCAAAAGTGGTGCTGGCGTGAACAACGACTGAGGGGCCTGCCGCAGAAGCACT